GGTAACGGAGAAAAGTATTACGGACTGAATTATACAGAGCTGATCGCTGATCTGGTTGCAACAGTGCAATTACAGCATGAAGAAATAGAAAATCTGAAAGAAAAGGTGGAAAGTTTATGATTAATGCAGAAATCCGAGAGTTTGAGAATGACATTATTAATTATGTAAATGCCTGTGAAAGTATTCCGGTTGAGGTTAAATATATGGTGTTTAAAGATATTTTGCATCAGATCGAATCAGAAGCAAATAGAAATGTGATTGCCGAACGGGAACAGATGGAGAAAGACATGGAAAAGGAGGGCAAGGAACATGAATAAAGCGCATAGTGCTATTAATTGGGAGAATTACCCGAGTGATGAAACACCGCTTAATGAAAGCAATCTTAACAAAATGGACGCAGCCATTGGCGTTATTGATGATCGTGTAATCATTCTTGATACCACGAAAGCCACAAAAGCAGAGGTAGCAACTCTTGTTGCAGACGTGACATTCGAGGAATCGACGGGAATTATCACAATCACGAAAAAGAACGGGTCCAAGGTTACGATCGATACGCAGATGGAGAAGATCGCTGTCAACTTCACTTACAATCCAACTACACAGCAGATTATCCTGACTCTGATTGATGGCACAAAACAGTACATAGATCTGTCAGCACTGATTACACAGTATGAATTTCTTGATTCTGATACAGTGGCATTTTATATCGATTCATCCGGCAAGGTGTCGGCAATCGTGAAAGAGGGAAGCATAGAGGAAAAGCATTTGGAACCGAATTATCTTGCCAAGATTAAGGTTGAGGCGGCAAAAGCAGAATTGAGCCAGAAAGCGGCAGCAACGTCTGAAGCCAATGCCAAAGCAAGTGAGAATGCCGCAAAAGCCAGTGAAACAGCGGCAAAAACATCCGAAACCAATGCCAAAGCGTCAGAGACAGCAGCGGCGAAGTCAGCCACGGCGGCAGCAATATCCGAGACTAACGCAAAAGCCAGTGAGACATCCGCCAGTGAATCATCCGCCACAGCCACGGAGAAAGCATCGTCCGCCAGTCAGTCAGCTGATACAGCAGCCGAAAAAGCAGATATTGCAACTCAAAAGGCTGCGGAGATCATCGGTAAAGCGGAATCTGCAGCAGAAAGTGCAACCAAGGCACAGAGTTATGCTGTTGGTGGTACAGGAAGCAGAGAGGGCGAGGATTCTGACAATGCCAAGTATTACTATCAGCAGGCAAAAGATGTATCAGAGGGATTAAAAGGCGGATTGCAGCCACACGGAACAGTTGCATTTGCAGATCTTCCGGTACTTGCGGATGTTAGCACAGGGTGGATGTTCAATATTTCAGATGAATTTACCACCACGGATGATTTCAAAGAGGGAGCCGGGAATGTAATTCCTGCTGGTGCGAATATTTACAAGACATCAGATGGTAAATGGGACGTGCTTGCCGGTACACCGGTAACCGGAATCAAAGGAGCAAAGGAAAAATCCTACCGACGTGGAAATGTTGATCTGACTGCAGCTAATATTGGAGCAGTTGCCATTGATGGGGATACGGCTGAGAATACCACAGCTTTTTCCGCAGCATCAGCAAGAGAAAATCTTAAAAGCGGTGAAAAGCATAATATTTTATTCGGAAAGATCGTAAAGTGGTTTGCGGATCTGAAAACAGTAGCCTTTAGCGGTAATTATAATGATTTGAGTAATAAGCCGACCATACCAACCGTCGTAAATAATAACACTACCACGGAAGCAGGCTACGCACTTGATGCAAGACAGGCAAATCCGAATGTGGATGGCAGTTTGGCGAAGCAGATAAGTACGTTAAACAGCGGTTTAATGCTTCGACCGATTTATCCCCTTTATACTGGTAGAATAGCTGTTTCTGGTACGCGCGACGTTCCATATGAAGTAACAGAGGATGGGTATATTCAGTTTTGGTATCAGGTTGATGATGATAAAAATAATAGTAACTGTGGAATAATCTGCTATATTGATGGAACCATCGTGCATGAATACTTTGAATATCACCAAGCAGGAGCGGCGAATGAAAATTACAGTGCACTTTTCCCTGTGTTAAAAGGTCAAACTGCTCAATTTCATATTATTACAGACAGTGTACTTCAATATGCTACGATATATCATTATCCAGTCAGAGCCTAACGGTGGAATCACTGCTGAATAAATTTGTTATTTTTCAATTCCATTTCCCAATTGCAATGTAATGGAATACCGTAGTTACAAGATCTCTCTTTTCGGTAGACATATATTCAAGTCTTGTAATAGTAGACACTGTCGCATTTACTTTTCTAATGCACATCGAGTTACCGCCAAGAATACTTACAGTCACAGTTGTTTCAAGAAGAAAAGAGGGATAATTTGGCACCAAAACATACAACTAATAAATACAATAAAATCAAGCGCCTAAGAGCCGATTACATGACCATGTGTTGTGTAGCCGGCTCTTTTAAATAACAAGCCTACGGGCAGAAAGGAAAATTATGCACTTAAAATTCATCACAGATAACTGGCAGATGCATAATTTTCAACCAGTAATTAATTTTTTAACAAAATTTAAACTAATCAATCGACATTATGTGACAATAAGAAATTTACCTGTCGAAACTTGCGACCGAAAGAAATTGAATGTTTGCGGGAAAATTTGTAAAATAAAATTGTCCGATAAGGGCACTTCAAGTTCTGGCTGAGGGGCGGGATAAGGCGTTTTCTTGTCCCTCAACTACAAACGAGTTTGTAATTTGTAGCAATTTGTCAAATGGGGTTGACGGTATCGAACATAAGTTCTATAATTTGTTTATCGCTATCAGAAGTGCGGAATGATTGGAGGTCAATATGGGGGAAAACGAAGTAAATGAGAACTACAAAAAAGAGCTAATAAAAAAAATATCTGAAATTGACGATACTTGGATTTTAAGTCAAATACTAAAGGCAGTAATAAATATAACAAAAGAGGGCGATTAGCCCTCTTTTGTTATTTCTAATACAATTTTTTCTAGGCATTCCCAATCTCTTTCATCGAGCTTTGCCAATGCTTCTATAAAGCGTTTCTTAAATTTTTTGTCTGGCAAATCCATCACTTTATTTGCAAAATCAAAAACTTCTTGATTTTTTGTTCTGGATTTTTCCATATTTCCTTTTCCGGTCCGAACCCATTCTTCATTTACCGAATACAAAGAGCAAAGAACCTTTAAGGACTGGTCTGATAAATTTCTTTGACCATTTTCTACTAAAGAAATGTAATTTCTTGATAATCCAAGTTCCTTGCCAAATTCTTCTTGGCTTTTCCCTAGTTTTTCACGTAAAAATTTTATACGTTCTTTCATTTTATCAAGCACCTCCTTCCTGCAAAAAATAATATATCACTAATTGCTAACAATGTCAACAAAAAGGTATTGACATTGATTACATTGTATGATATTGTATGCTTACAAAGTCAACAAGAAAGGAAGTGAACCAAATGAGCGAAAAGGAAAAAGACCTAATTGTTAGGATTTCAAAAGCAATTCCAAAACTTGATAAAGAGAAACAGAGCTACGTTCTCGGAGTCGCAGAGGGAATGATTTTAGCTAACGAACAGGCTTGCCCTAAAAATAATGAGAAAGGAGAAATGCAGTGAGAATTTTAAAAGAAATGCTCAATACGTTAAAGAGTATTGACGGTACACTAAAACGCATTGAGCAGTCTGTTTCAGAGGAGAAACAGCATGAAGTGATAAAAGAAGCTGTTTCTCATGCAATGGTTGGAGAAAGGTACGAACCTACTCCGAAAGATTTTTGACAGCAAAATCGTATGCCGCTTTTAAATACAGAACTTCTTCGGATGACATTTCTGTATTTCCACAAAGTGGAGCTTCGCGTTTGTCAATTTCATATTCTGAAAGTTTTGAACTGGCATATGTGACAGCTAAGTCATGAATTGTCTTTTCAATCATTTTAGCACCTCCCTTATTTGATGATAAGGGAATTATAACATAGAAAGGAGAAGAATGTCGCATAGCATTGAAGGATTAATAGATATCCTCCACCAGCAAATTGAAACACTGGTAGAGGAAAGCAAGAAAACATCTGATACGGAAACAAAAATTCGCATTGCAGGCGAAATTGACCGTATTGCTGAAACGATTATTAGGATTGCTGCCGATTGAGTATTGATTCGATGCTAGATATGTTTCTTTCGATAGATTTTAGTTCTGAAAGATTTTTAATGCTTTTTAAATTACTTAATTTATGAACAGCACAACAATCAGAACTGGAAACATACCAAGCACAATCGCGGATGCAATCTCTAAAATCGTTAAGTGGACATTTGTTAATGGTTACCACCTCCTTGTGGAGGATTATAACACGGAAAGGAGTTGGAGGAAACGGAAGAGTTAAAACAAGCAAAAATGCAGACACCGATTGAGATTGCGCTTGGTGTTGATGAAAACGGAATGACTACAGCAAAGAAGTTGTATGAGTTCTTAGAAATGGATAAAAGCCATTATTCCAGATGGGCGAAAGCGAATATTGTAGACAATGAATTTGCTACTGAAAATGAGGATTATTTTTACTCGCCATCAATGGCGAATGAAAGTAGCAGAGGAAATTTTGCTGATGATTATAAACTCACAGCCCATTTTGCAAAGAAACTTTCTATGAAAGGGAATGGAGCGAAAGCAGAAGAGGCACGAGATTATTTCACGACCTTGGAAGAGCGTGTGAAACAAAAGGTAATCGACCTCAATCAGTTATCACCTGAGTTGCAGATGTTCCAGAAGATTTTCAATTCTGTAGCAGAACAGCAGTTAGAACAGAAACGGCAGGCAGAGCAGTTAAACCATGTGGAACAAAGAGTTGAGAGCATCCGAGAAGTGGTTGCACTCGATACAACATCATGGCGTGATGATACTGGAAATATTTTAAGAAAAATCAGCATGGAACTTGGTGGCGGACAGGCATACAGCCAAGTAAGAGCCGAAAGCTACGAACTGTTATCAAAGCGGATGGGTGTGAATCTGAAGCAGCGGCTGACTAACAAGCGCAGGAGAATGGCTGACGAGGGCATCTGTAAATCAGCAAGAGACAAATTATCCTATGTGGATATTATTGCAGAGGATAAGAAGTTGATCGAGGGATATACAGCCATCGTAAAAGAAATGGCAATCAGATACGGAGTTGGAAAAGAATGAAAAAGTTAGCAAAGATAATTGAAATGATCGGCACCGTTGTTTTTCTGTTTTGCATCTGCATTGATGCAACGGAGTATCCGGTCACTGCTATACCTGTATTGATTGGATTACTTCTTATATATATAGGAACAAAAATAGATGGGGAGTGGCAGGAGTATACAGAAGAGATTGTAGATTACGATTACAGAAGTGAGTCTGATGACGATGACGGTATTACCTATATCACATTTGACACAGATTACAGCAAAGAAAAAGAAAAGGAATCATCCCAACCGACCAAAGCAGAATGATTCCAGTTCAAGCAATAGCATAAGCTATTTGCGCCTATTTTAGCATAAGAAAAGGAGAAATTCAAATATGAGAGCAGAAAACAATAAAGTGAAACTTACAGGAACGATTATCACAGAGCCGGAATTTAACCATGAGGTGTTTGGAGAGGGATTTTATAATATGCACCTCAAAGTGGATAGATTAAGTGGGACGGCTGATATTATCCCATTAATTATTTCAGAGAGATTAATTAATCTGAACGATAAATACACGGGCACTGCCGTTAATGTTTCCGGTGTGTATCGTTCTTATAACAAACACGAGGAAAAGAGAAATTGTCTGTTACTAGATGTATTCGTCCGTGAAATCGAAAAAGTAAATCCGGGAGAGCATACAGATTTGAACAAAATCCAGCTTGACGGATATGTATGCAAAGAACCGATTTACAGGAAAACTCCGCTTGGAAGAGAAATTGCAGATTTATTAATCGCAGTCAATCGTTCCTATGGCAAATCAGATTATATTCCGTGTGTTGTCTGGGGCAGAAATGCGGTGTATACATCTGGACTTCCGGTTGGAACGCATTTGAAACTTACCGGACGCATTCAGAGCCGTGGGTATATAAAGATGTACGAAGACGGGACGGAAGAGCAGAGAACAGCATATGAGGTGTCTGTAAGCAAAATTAATGTATTAGAGGAGGAAAATTAAGATGGCAGAAAATACCGTTACAATTTCCGTCGAAGAATATGCAGATCTGGTTGCATGCAGGACAAAAGTTCATACAGCATGTGCCATTATTGCAAATGAGCACCAAAGAGACATTGAGCTGATGGGAAAAAAAGGAACAACTATTAATTCAAAAATTATAGAGTCAGCTCTTGGATATATTGACGATGAAGCATGCTTTGAAGAGGCACTTAAAAAATATAAAGAGTGGAAGGAGAAGGAAAATGAAACTGAAAATTAGATCATTACATATGGAGAATTTCAAGGGAATTAAGAGCCTTGACGTGAATTTCTCTGTGAAAACGAAGATCAGCGGGCAGAATGCCGTAGGAAAGACAACAATCTTCGATGCGTTTACATGGCTGCTTTTCAATAAAAACAGTGCCGGAGAGGAAAAGTTTAATGTTCGACCATTAGATAAGGACGGAAACCGCATTGATAATGTAGAAATTAAGGTTGTGGGAGTTATTGACGTTGATGGGAAAGAAGTGGAACTTTCAAAGGTTCAGAAGCAGAATTGGGTTAAGAAGCGTGGAACCGACACCGTTACTTTGCAAGGCAATGTCAATTCATTTGAGATTGACGGATATCCGAAGAGTGAAGCTGATTTCAAAGCCTATGTTTCAAATCTGGCACAGAGCGAGGATATGTTTAAGATGCTGACCAATCCGCAGTATTTTTCTTCTCTGAAATGGAAAGATCAGCGCGATATTCTGATGCGCCTTGCAACGGATGTATCGGATGTTGAACTGGCGCAGACAGATGCTAAGTATGCTCCATTACTCGGCGAGTTGGAGAAAGCACCGTCCACAGATGATATCCGTGCTAAGTTTTCCAAAGCGTTATCCGGATGGAAGAAGAAACAGGCAGAAATCCCGGTGCGTATTGATGAAGCAGAAAAATCTAAGATTGATGTGGATGTGGCAGAGCAGGAACTTGCAAAGGTGGATCTGGTAAGAAGAATCGCTGAATGTGACAAGAAAATGGAGAATGCCGGTAGCGCGTTGGGCGATTTAAGAAGTAAGGAAATGCAGTTGCAATTTGATATGTCCGGCATTATGCAGGTCATGAATGACGAACTTTCCGCAAAACGTAGAGGTCTTGACAGTGCCAAGGATGATGCAACACGAGAGTTCAATGACTTACATAATCAGATTCAGTCTGCGGAAAATCAGATCAAGGCAAATGAGAAGACAATTTCCGATACAGATGCAGAGCGGAAAAATCTTGGTGTTGAATACAATGCAGAATTTTCCAAGGCATTTGATGAAATGCCATATCTCTTTGACGAATCCAAGTGGAAATTTGATGAATCTACAACGGTTTGTTCCTTATGTGGTCAGAAGTTGCCGCAGGATAAGATTGAGTCTCTTAAGGCTGATTTTGAGCAGAAAAATGCAGATGCCAAGGCACGTGCCACCAAGCAGTTAGAGGATGCACGCATAGCATTTGATGATGCAAAGGGCGCAAAACTTAAAGGTCTGATTGACAAGGGCAACGCTTGCAAGGCTGATATTGAGCGATTGACAAAGGAAAACGCCAAGTTGCAGGAAGACATTGTGGCACTCAAAGAGCAGGAATCCAAGGCACTTGCAAAGCAGAATGATTATGCAAAGCAGTTATCCGAGATCCCGGCAGAAGCTGATTATTCGCAGAATGAAGAGTATGTGAAGCTGAAAACAGAGCATGACAAGATTCTTGCTGATATTGCAAAGGTTGAATCCGAGGGCGCAGACAAGGTTGTTACTGATTTAAAAGCCGAGAAAGCCGATCTGCAGGCGCAGCTTGATGAAGTGAACAAGGTTATTGCGCAGGCGGCTAACAATGTGGCGATTGATGATCGTATCGAAACGCTTCGTGACGAGCAGAAAGAAATCGGGCAGAAAGTTGCCGACCAGGAACAGATGCTTTACCTCTTAGAAGAGTTCATTCGTTTCAAACTGGATAAGGTTTCTGAATCTATCAATAGCCATTTCAAGACAGTTAATTTCAAACTCTTCGAAATGCAATTAAATGGCGGTATGAAAGATTGTTGCGAGTGTACTGTGAATGGCGTTCCGTATTCGACTTTGAATAGTGGTCACAGAATCGTAGCAGGACTTGATATTATCCGTTCTCTTAGCGAGTTATACGGCGTGAGCGTACCGATTTTTGTTGATAACGCAGAATCGCTGAATGAATTTAATGTGCCGGATATGGATGCACAGTTAATTCTTTTGAGCGTTTCCGAGGACAAACAGTTGAAAGTAGAGGGTGTGTAGGATGAGCATTGGAACATTAGGAATAATGGAACGAATGTCGCAGAAGAATAACAAGGACTTAAAGGTTTCCCCATTATCCAATATCATATCTGCTCATAGTGGCAAGGACGGATGGGGAAATGTGGCGATCGCTATGCCAAATGAAATTGTTACAGGATTACTCACAAAGCCAGATAGTTATATTGGTGGATTATTGATTTGCAGTAAAGAAGAATTTGAAAAGGAAAAGAAAGAAGCGGAAAGTGAGGTATCAGAATGAATTATATCAAAGCAAAGTTTCCAAACAGCACCAGAAGCTATACATACCGCACCGAGGATAATGTAAAAGCCGGTGACACGGTTGTAAATGCCAAAGGTGCAAAACTGACAGTTACGGATGAATCGGTGGATATGAAGTGGGTGGAAACCTACGGGGCTGACAAGGTGGCAGTTGTGAAGAAGTGTGATGAACCGGAAAGCGGTGGTGACGATGAGAGTTAATCCATGTAGATATTGTGCATTGTCTTTAAACCTTAATGGAAAGCATTGTTCAAGGTATTCTTCCGAAGAGTGTACAAAATGCGAGAAAATCCAAAAACACAGGGAATACCTTTTGAGTCAGCGAAAATTCGCAGAGGGTGAGCAGATTACAAGCATTGAGGAACTTTTGAAACAGGAATGGGTAATGTGGTATCACAGTACAAAGCACATAGAGGTTATCAAGAATATGCAACTCAATCTTGTTTTGAAATTTCTTAAAAATGGAGCATTTAAAAAAGCAATAAGGAAAGAAAGCGAGGAAAAATAATTATGGCAGAGAACACAGCAGTAGCAAAGGCAGAGGAAAAGAAAGAGTTTGCGCACAGAAACAAAGTTACAGATTACAGTCTTGGAATTTTCGGAACATCAGATAATTTCATCATGGCAATGCAGATGGCAAAGGCACTGGCAAGTTCCACAATCGTTCCGCAGACATTCCAGAAGAACGATGCGAACTGTCTGATTGCCATTGAACAGGCACAGCGGTTAAGAGTTAGTCCACTTATGGTCATGCAGAATCTGTATGTTATTCAGGGCAGACCGAGTTGGAGCAGTAAATTTCTGATTGCCGCAATCAATAATTCCGAAAAATTTGATATGGAATTGCAGTTTGACGAAGCAAAGGACAAGAACGGCAAGCCATTCTCATGTACGGCTTGGACTATGAAAAATGGTCGCAGGGTTGAGGGCATGGAAGTAAATATGGATATGGCAAAAGACGAGGGTTGGCTTGGCAAGAACGGTAGCAAATGGAAAACCATGCCGCAGTTAATGCTTCGGTATCGTGCCGCATCTTTCTTCTCCAGTCTGAATTGCCCGGAGCTGACAATGGGATTATATACGAAAGAGGAAATGCAGGACAACGATTTCAAGGAATATCCAATGGAAGATTTACAGGAGCAGGTTAAGAGAGATATTGCCGAAAACGCCAATTCAGAGGATTTTGTTGTAGATGCGGAAGCAAAAGAAGTTGAAAGTGCAGCAGTCGAAGCAGAAGTTGTTGAACCGGCAGAAAATGACGAGAATGTGCCGGATTTCATGAAGGATTAGAGGTGGACGCATGAATCTTCCAAAGTCTGAATTGAGCAAGCAGGGAGCATTGCAATTATGGAATACATATCATTCGGAGTATGCCAAGGAACAGATGGTACTTGCGAATTATGGAATTGTTTTTTCAGTTATGCAGAATTTAGGCGTTCCGGTAAATGATGAAGATATGTTTCAAACCGGAATTGTTGGATTGCTAAAGGCTATTAATACATTTGATTCTTCCAAAGGGTATAATTTTTCAACCTATGCTTTTCCTATCGTGCGAAATGAACTGCTTATGTCATTCAGAAAGAGTAAAAAGTCGGTAAGAGCAGCGTTCTCTTTGGATGATAACGTAGACATAGGAAATGGCGAAAGTGTTCCATATGCCGAACTGATGGCGGACGGTAGGGATCACGAGAAAGATGTGATAAATTCTATACTTGTTCAACAGATTTTTGGAACGCTGAATTTGAGAGAAAAGCGTATTTTCATAATGTTCTTTGTAGAAAACAAGACGCAATGCGAAATCTCTAAAGAGATGAAATTGTCACAGTCATATGTTTCCCGAATTATTAAGAATATGGGGAGAAAAGCAAAACACAAGGAAAGGAATACAATATGAGAGTTATATCACAGGACGGAACATTTGATATTCCGTATGAGCAAGTAGTCATTCAGAGGTTTAAGGGAGATATTTATTTTTTAAACAAGAACCTTACAGGAATAGATGATCTTATCGATGACATTATTGTTGCGAAATATTCTACGGAAGAAAAAGCGAATAAAGCTATGGAAATGCTCAGAAGTGCGTATACAGGAAGTATTGTCATGTTTCAAAACGTTGAGCCTACAGAAGAAGTTGAGAAATCATTCGCAAGATGCAATATGGAGATTATATATGCAAGTATTGACAATCAGCCATCTGAAATTAAATTTGAGAATCATCAAAATTTTTATTTTCAGTTCCCAGCAGAGGAAGAATTGGAGTAGCCTATGGAAGTTATGTCAGTTCTAGAATCCGTGCAGAAAGGCATGGAAGATAACATTTACAACTTCTGCAAAGATGGAAAATGTAGCCAATGCGGTAACTGCTGTTCCAACCTCTTACCGATGAGCAGAAAAGAAGTAGATACCATTCGCAGATATATCCGTAAGAACCATATCAAAGAGTGCAAACACCTGCTTCCTACTGCGAAACACCCGTATGATATGACTTGTCCTTTTCTTGATACTGACAAGAGTTGCGAGAAATGCAGAATCTATCCGGTTCGACCGGAAATCTGCAAGCAGTTCATTTGTGACAATGAGCAGAGGGCAAAGCATAATCGGGCATTGTTGGGGCAGACGAGACAGATTATTGATGTAAGAAAGGAGTTTTTTACATGAAAATTAACAGAACTACAACCAAGACATATGACATATTTGATTGTGCGAAATGGGAAATGTCTGTTGGAGATACAATCTTAAAAAGAGAAATGATTGGAATGAAATCTGGTGGACTTGATAAGTGTTTTTCATGCAAGAAAAAGTTTGAATCTACGGATTATCCATATCTTGCCTTAATCAGGAATCACAAGAATATGTTCATTTGTGAAGAATGTGCAAGAAAAGTGAATCCGGAAAGGGTGAAGAGATGAAACTTAAAGTATTAGGTTCCGGTTCATCCGGTAACTCATACGCTTTAATTGCCGACAATGGAGAAATCCTTGCAATCGAAGCCGGATGTAAATTCATGGACTTTAAGAAGATGATTGATTGGCGTATATCTGATGTTGCCGGATGTATTGTGAGCCACGAACACGGAGACCATGCACGCTACACAAAAGACTTTATGCAATCTGGCATCCCGGTTTATACAGCCTTTGAAACGCAGACTGCACTTGAAGTTATTACTGGAGAACGCACAATAGCTCTCTCGCCTAACAAATCGTATCAAATCAGTAGTTTTACGGTGGTGCCGTTCAATGTACCGCATGACACAGAAATTGAGTGCTATGGCTATTTAATAAAGCATGAGGAAATGGGGCAGTTGTTGTTTATGACTGACTTGGAATACTGCAAGTACAATTTTTCAAAGCTAAACATTGAGCATATCATGGTGGAAGCTAACTACGATATGCAGTTTGCAGACCGGGACGAGCCGAACTACGAACACCGCCTGCGAGGTCATATGAGCCTTGATACGGCACTTAAATTTATTTCTACTAACGATAACCCGACATTGAGAAATGTCGTTCTAATTCACTTATCAGATAAAAGCGGAGATCCCGCACTATTCAAACAAAAGACAGAAGAAACAATTAAATACGGAGCAGATGTTTATATTGCAGAAAAAGGGTTGGAAGTTGATATGAACCTTTGCCCGTTCTGATGGTTGCAACACCTTGGCGAAAGCCTAAAAGAAACCCATTCATGCGGTATCTGAAATTTTGGCAAGGAATTTAATATATCACGACTAAATCGTAAGCCATGAGATACCTTTGGCGGTTGCTAAAAGTGACCGCCAGAAAGGAGAATACGTGTTAATAATTGAGGATAAAGGACAGAAAGAGGGCTTACATATCCTTAAGAATAGATATTTCAAAAGCCACGATATGGAAGTCTTGCGTGCACCATTACCGGTTGGAGATTACATAATTGCCACGGATAAGGTAATGGATGTGATTAAGCGCAAGACAGCGCGAAAGATGGAACTTAAAAAGATGGATTTTCTTGGCACATATGATGTTTCCGTTGACACGAAAAAGGACATGCAGGAAATTGCAGGGAATATCTGTGGAAAAGAACATATGAGATTCCGTGACGAGTGTATTTTGGCGCAGAACAACGGAATTAAGCTATATGTGCTTATTGAAAATACAGACAAGGTGTATTCCGTCAATGATGTATTTACATGGCATAATCCTCGAGTGGACCGGTATAACAATATTGCATATATGCACACGCTTGGAAAATTGCTGAATGTATCGCTACCGAAAACAAAGCCGACATCTGGCAAGGTATTGGCAAAAGCTATGTTGACAATGCAACTTAAGTATGGCGTTGAGTTCGTATTTTGTCGCCCGGAAGATGCTGGGGCAAAGGTTATTGAATTGCTTGGAGGTAGTGAAAATGGCGGAGAATAAGCGGTATTACTGGCTTAAACTGATGGATGATTTCTTTGACAGCAAGCGAATCAAAAAACTCCGAAAGATGGCTGGTGGCGATACATATACGATCATCTATCTTAAGATGCAGTTGTTGTCGTTGAAAAAAGGTGGCTATCTGGAATATTCCGGATTGGAAGATGAATTTTACAAAGAGATCGCCCTTGATATTGACGAGGACGAAATCAATGTTCAAGTTACGATTCAGTATCTTCTTTCCTGCGGATTGATCCAGACAGCCGACAATATCGAGTATCTTATGCCTTTTGTGCAAGATAACCTAGGAAGCGAGACGGCAAGCACTCGTAGAAGTCGTAAATCTAGGGAAAATGCACAAAAAGCGTTGCAATGCAACAGTGGAACAACGGAGTGCAACATTTTGCAACAAAATTGCAATGTAGAGATAGATATAGAGAAAGAAAATACAAAAGAAAGCATACTTGATTTGGACTTTGACGCGGAATGGGGATGGGAATACACGATCAATGCATATCCAAAGAAAACGTCGTTAACGTCTGCCAAGGTAGCATGGATGGACAAGATTTTAGAAGTTATCGAACCGAACAGAAAAGCCGTTGCAAAGCTGATATATGAGGCTACAGTGGCATATGTTACTGACTATATAGAGAAGAATCCGGATGATACGAATTATCGCTACATACCAAAATACGGAGACTGGCTGAAAGAGGATTGCGATTACTGGATTCGCCAAGTAGAGAAACGAAAGCGAGGTGATGACAGTTGACAGAAGCAGAAATTGGAGTGATCGGATGTGTATTGATTGACAATGATTCCATGTACAAGATTTACAACAAATTGAAGCCGGAAATGTTCAGCTCTGAATTTTGTCAAGATGCTTTTGCTGAAATGCTTGCCATGTATGATCGTGGAGAAAACATTAATGTCGTTTCACTGTCTCAGACACTTGAAAACCACAAATGGGAGCCGGAAATAATTGCAAGCGAATTGAAAGAATGCATATCTGTTACCCCGGTCTCAACGGCAATAAAAAGTTATGCGGATGCAGTTGTTAAAGATTGGCGAGCAAGAGAAACAAAAAAAATTTTTCAAGGAGTGAGCCTTAGACCGTGTGATATTGACAATTCTATAGCTGAAGTTCTCACGAAACTCGAAGAAATCCAAGAAAACAAAACCGTTCACTCAAAAACTATGAAGCAGATTGTTGCAGAAAATAAAAGGAATTATTTCAATGAGCATGTAGGCGAGGGATTGATAAAAACTGGATTTTATCGAACAGATGATTGCCTTGGCGGCTTGGAAGGAGGAGACGTTACTGTAATTGGCGCAAGACCGGGAGTTGGAAAATCTGCAATCGTTACGCAAATGATCGGGCAGATGGCAGAAAAGGGTTATAGCATTGGCTACTATAACCTTGAAATGAACGAATCACAGGTGTATGAGCGTTTCGTTTCTCGAATGTCTGAAATCGGTCTAACAAGGGTTCGCCGGGCAAAGGCTTTTCTTGGTGGGGAGAAAGAAGCATTCGACAAGGCGAATGAAACACTTTCCGGGTATAGCATCACTATTTCAACCGGCGCGAAGTCGGTAAGTGAAATTCGGGCAGAATGCAGGCACCAAAGATATGATGTGATCGTGATTGACTACTTGCAGTTAATCAAGGCTGATCGAAGATTCGGTAACCGTGCATCCGAGGTCGGAGATATTTCAAAAGCTATCAAAGCCTTGGCTATGGAACTGCATGTGCCAATTATCGTGCTGTCTCAGCTTAATCGAATATCAGAGATGAGAGAAACAAAAGAGCCAACTATGGCAGAATTGAGAGAATCCGGAGACGTTGAGCAGGATGCATCAAACATTATCTTGTTATGGAATCTTGATGAAGATGGTAAATATAAGGGATGGAAAATTGAAAAACAAAGGCAGGGAACGCATTTAAAAGAAGTTCTCCAATTTGACGGCGATCACATGAGATTCATTGAGCGAACCGAAACCATTGAACAGATTCAAGCACGGATGCGACAGAAAGACGGTTTCCGAGAAGTATGTGGCAGCACACCATTTGATTAAAAGGTGAATGATTATGGCAAGTAAGAAATTTGAAAAAGGTTCCGAAGAATGGCAGTTTTTTAATGACTATTATAAATTCCGGCAGCAGTTTTATGAAGCTGATAACGAAGATGATTGGTTTGATGAAATGATGCATATGGGCGAATTACTGATTGAAAAGTACGAGCATACAAATATATCAAAATATGTTCAAAGTCTTGTATTTAGTCATTTTGAAGATGTTGAGAGGAGATGGAAAAGCAAATGAGTAATGCACTGGCAAGAAAGAAAAAGCGGATGCAGCCACTTGGGTATTCCAAAAGTGAACTGATTGGAATACAGAAATATGCCAAGGCACAGAACAATGCGGACTATTTGATTACAGAATCTTATTATAACGTTCGCATGATGGCATACCAGGCACTTCATGATAAGTTTGGATTCGGTCAGAAAAGAATTATCAGAGTAGAACAGACGATTGAAACGTATTTAGGAGATGCCGAAAAGGATGGAATGTCAGCAGAAGAGCTTGGATATTTCATGAAAACAAAATGCGGTATTGATGTGCGGGAAGAAACCAATAAGATTCCGTATCGTGAGAGCTTTTATCTGGTAGAGAGAAAGATTGCACCGAACTGCATGATACAGGCAAATAAGTTTTTACTGGCACAGGTATTTAATTATTTTGCTATGTTGGGTGTCTGCCTTAAAACACAGTTTAAATTTTCGGGAAATCAGATCAGACAGGTTTATGAGAGAATCAGGTATCTGATTAACTGCATTGCTACCGGATATGAAACCATGACAGGAATTGCAAGTGTACTGGAGCATGAATGTAATTACATTGATAAGCGGTTTATTGGGAGAGCATATGAAATATAGGAGGAATGATTGATGGACAAGTTAGTTGTGGAACTGCAGGATGGATATTTTGTGGAGATTGATTCTCTGAATCACACCCTGAGACAGAGATATGCCGGACAGGATAAGGACGGCAACGAAAAAGAGAGTGTTCGAACAATCGGATATTTTGGAGACATGAAACAGTGCGTCAAGGCTTTGTTAGAGCGTTATCCGAGGGAGTTATCTGAAAAAGCACAGATTTCCTTTAGTGAATACTTAGAACTGTTGGATAAGGCTTATATGAGGTCAGAACAGCTTGTGAACAGTCTTGGAAAATGACGGAGGTATAAATTGCACAGAGAAAGCAAAGAGAGACGCAGAATCATAGCAGAGATGGAAAACCGTCAGACGAGAATACCGAAGCATCCAAACCCGGATACATTGAGAGATTTTAAGGAAGTGCCTTATCAGTTACGGTATGGGAAGGAGAAGAAAGATGCTGAATAAAGAGAAGTATGCCAAGGAGATCACAGAAATTGCCTGTGATGGATATAAAGTAGCTATCGTTCATGGAAAACCGAAATCATGTGGAAAATGCATTGATTGTGATTTTTATGGTTGTAACGATTGTACAAAAAAATTAAGGGATTGGGCTGATAACGAATATGGCAAGCCGCCTGTTGATTGGAGTAAAGTTCCTGTTGACACACCGATTTATGTTAGATGCCGCAGCAGCGACGAATGGGAGAAAAAACATTTTGCTAAATTCGAGAACGATTATGTGTATGCGTGGAGCGATGGCAAAACATCATGGAGCACCACTAATGGATCTACAGTGGTATGGGAGCATGCCAAGCTGGCAGAAAGCGAGGATTAGAATGTCAATAAGCAGGATTAAAAACCGGATATCTGAGGCAGCAACAGAAGCCTGCGGGTATTCACCACTAACAAAAGTGATTTCAGAGGAAGAAATCAACAGGATTTTGGAGCAGGAAAGCGGATGGATTCCGGTAAGTGAGAGACTGCCGGAGCTGTACATGGAAAGCGAGGGATAACAATGAACAAAGATTTGAGTGATAAGGAAATAGAAGATTTTAGTGATCTGACAAAAAAGGTATCGGCAGAAATATGTCGTATATCTGATGCGCACAATATAGACAGAGATAGCGCATTAAAATACCTTGCAGATATGCTTGCGGATTTTACAGAAGTTGCGATTATACAGAATTATGACAGCAAGCAGACTAATGCAGACCGAATCAGAAGCATGACGGATGATGAGCTGGCACTGGCAATCGTGTGCCCGGCGGAGTATGATTTGAATTTCAATAAAAATGAAAAGTGCAATGGAGAGATGAAAAGGAATTGCTACGAATGTTCATTAAAGTGGCTACAAGAAGAAAGAGAGGAATAGCGATGTATTGTGATGGAAGATGTCAGTATTTGAACGAACGTAAACACAAATGCGAGTTGACCGGAGAAAAATTGACTTACATGAAGCAGACCGGAAGTATTTCTTTCTCCGTGCATGAACATAGAGGATTTTGCAAAGGAAGAAAGGTGAAACGCGATGGAGAATAGATATTTATACCGCGGAAAAAGGATTGATAATGGCGAGTGGGCGAAGGGGAATCTCATACGGTCAAATGATGCCGAAGTTGGTTATGAAGCAATTATTATTCCAACAAATGATAGCAATATGTATACAAAAGGTGAGGGTAGAGGAGATTTAGGATTTGAAAATTGGCACAGAGTAAATGAAACTACCATCTGCCAGTGCACCGGATATGAGGGAATCTATGAGAAAGATATCTTCCGGTATGAAGATGAAGATTACGTTATCAAATGGTCAGATGATTCGTTGAGTTGGGAAGCTACATCGTTAGAGACTGATGTAAGTGTCCCATTGGGAGATATTAATCCAGATTATATGGTTGTTATTGGAAACGAGATTGATAATCCGGAACTGTTGGAGGTGTAGGAATGATTAAAGGTAAAAAAGTAACCATGAATGATAAGTATTATGTATCGGAGAAGAATAAAGGCAAGGTATTTAAGGTTGTCAGCGAGCCGTACAACATGTGTGGAACGATGGTTGTTAAATTAGAAGGATTTGCCGGATGCTATGCCTTGGATGGGTTGACGGAGGTGCCGGAATGACAGAGAATGAAGCAATCGAATTTATGAAAAGATATTTAGATGCTGATTGCTATACAGATAAATGCGTAAATGCGCACAATATAGCAATCAATGCGCTTGAAGAAATCCAGAAGTACCGAGCGATCGGAATGGTGGAAGAATGCCGGGCGGCAGTGGAGAAGCAGATATTGATGAAAGAAAGGAAGATGAAAAATGAGCGAAGAACTTAAACCATGCCCGTTCTGTGGCAGTACAAAACTAAAGATAGATAAAAAATCTGTTTTGGACAGGTACACAGGGCTTGGAGTAAGACTTGAAAGACATACATATTCAGTTAGGTGCAATGTATGTCATGCAAGAGGTAGAAGTATTGGAGGTATTGTCGTTGATGAAAAAGATGCCTTAGCGAACTGTTATAAACATACAACAGATAAAGAATTGGCGGAAAGAGCAATAGCGGGATGGAACAGGAGGGCGAACGATGAGACTGATTGATGCAGATGCAATGAATGCAGAGTTATTTTACAAGCAAGTTGGAGGAAAAGACAGTTTAATTACGGCAGAAAGTGCGTTTGAAATGATTAATGCACAGCCTACTGCCTATGATGTGGATGCGGTTGTGGAACAGTTGGAATATAGAAGCACATTGTCAAGACCGGTTGGATGGACTAAATCGCATGAAATTATAACGCTGAAAGATGCAGTAGAAATCGTGAAAGGCGGTGGAGTGAATGGCTAAGTGGAATGCAAGCGTGGGTTTGCAACTTTCGATTGATTATGATGATATTGAAGCTGATACACAGGAAGAAGCAGAACGGATTGCAAAAGACAGAGCATTGGAAGATATTGACTGGAACAACTGTGACTGTGATGTTGACAATTCGATTGTGTATTGCTGCTATGAGGAGGAATCAGAGGATGTGTAGAGAATTACCGATTTTATTCAATACGGAAATGGTTCGGGCGATTCTGGACGGGAGAAAGAGTTGCACAAGAAGAATCATTAAACCACAGCCACAAAGCAGATTATGCTATACATTCGCAGGGGGTAACTGTGGCACATGGGGATATCCAAGTAAAACAGCGCATGAAAGTTGGGGAGATGAATACAGACTTCCAGATGGTATCACGGACGAAGAATTACAAAGAAGATGGAAACCGCCATATTGCGCAGATGATATTCTTTACGTCCGGGAAACATGGTCGCCTGTATTTGTCAGACCGAGACGTTATTTGTACAAAGTCGAATGTAAGGAGGCAGAAAATTTGCCAATTAAGTTTCACCCATCCATCCACATGCCGAAAGAAGCCGCACGTATCTGGCTTAAAGTTACGGATGTGAGAGTGGAGCGATTACAGGAGATTACAGAGGATGGAGTATGGAATGAAGGTTTTAGATTTACGCCGCCATGTTTAACCAGAGTATCAGCAGATGGACATACTTGTGATTTAGATGGTCCGTGTACGAGCCACATTAAATATTGCGATATGACTATGGGAGAGCTGTTTGGCAGGGAATTATGGAACAGCACCATCAAGAAATCCGACATTGACCGCTACGGTTGGGATGCATCACCGTGGGTGTGGACTATCGAATTTGAGCGATGCGAGAAGCCAGAAGGAGTGTGAAATATGTCAAAAGCAGTGTTGGTTATGGATATGCCGGAATCGTGCAGTAAGTGTAAATTCATGTACGAATTCAACGGAATTAAAAAGTGTCAGCTTATGAATGTACTCAATAATGGAGCATCAAGGCTGTCACAGAATACTTTTACCGAGAAACGGCATGAAAAATGTCCGCTCCGGGAACTGCCGGAGAAGATACCAGAGTTGAAATCTGGTTATGAATATCTCAGCACATCAATACGTCGGGTGGGTTGGAATGCCTGCTTGGATGAAATTTTAAACTAAATTGAAAGGAGCGGAGCTTCCCGGGAAGATGCGCATCGACTCCTTTTGAAAGAATGAAACAAATAGACGGTCAGATAGGTCTTTTCGATGTAAAACCTGTCAATGAAAAGAATGAGTGCCTTGGAGAGCCATGCGCACACTGTGATGTAGAATGGTGTTCCGTTAAATGTTTTATACGCCGCGGCTATATCCGCGACATGCTTTACGGTTTTAAAAAAGACAGCGAGGGAAAGCCACTGCGGAGAAACGTTGAAAGCAGAGTCTGTAAAGAGACAAGATTTGATTAAAGAAAGGAGCAAAACCAGCGCATAAAGGGTATCCGGTTTCAAAAAGAACATGAGAATAGCACTAATTGATGTCGACGGGCACAATTTTCCAAATCTTCCATTGATGAAACTGTCAGCATGGCATAAACATCAGGGAGATAATGTTGAGTGGTATGATCCGCTGACGGCGTGGATAGATCCGCCGGACAAGGTATACATGAGTAAAGTGTTTACCTTTACCCCAGATTATCCGCATCCGGTATGTGGTGGTGAGATAATAAGAGGTGGCACTGGATACCATTATCCGGACGGTGGAGATCCTCTTCCAAAAGAGATTGAGCATATTTATCCAGACTATAGCCTTTACCCAGATTTGTGTAAAGATACAGCATATGGGTTTCTGACGAGAGGATGCCCGCGCGGATGTGATTTCTGTATCGTTGCAAAAAAAGAGGGGCAATGTTCCGTAAAAGTTGCTGATCTGTCCGAGTTTTGGAATGGTCAGAAAAATATAGTTCTGCTAGATCCGAATATGTTTGCTTGCCGTGACTGGAAAGATTTGAGTCAACAGCTTATCAATAGCGGTGCGTGGATAGACTTTTCACAAGGTTGTGATATTCGTATTATGACAGAAGAAAAAGCAGAATATATCAAAAAAATGAAAATCAAAAGGGTACATTTTGCATGGGACCGCTATGAAGATAAAAACATGATTATTCCAAAGTTCAAGGCATTTAAAGAAATCACTGGGTGGGATAAACGGAAGTTAATTGTTTATGTCTTAACTAATTTTAACACAACACACGAGCAAGACCTTGAAAGAATTTATACTTTGCGAGATTTAGGATACTGGCCAGATGTCAGAATTTATGAAAAGCATAAACTCCCTAAAGGGCATGAAACACTAAGGTTGCAACGGTGGGTAAATATGAGAGCAATATTTGAAAAAATAACTAAGTTTGAAGATTACAAACCATAAAACAATTAGAAAGGAGCCGGAACCTATCCGGATAAAAGGCGCGCCGGGTTCCTTTCAAAAGAAAATGAAATTAAAATGTGAAATTTACAGAGATTCAATGCAGAATTATAAAAAATACGGAATACCGAGTGCACAATTAATTATTGCAGATGTTCCGTACAACGTAGGCAAGAACTTTTACGGCAGTAATCCGATGTGGTACAACGGCGGCGATAACAAGAATGGAGAAAGCAAACTTGCAGGAAAGGCAGCATTTAACTCGGACTTTAACTTTAATCTGTATGAGTATTTCCATTTTTGTAGCAAAATGCTTAAGAAAGAGCCAAAGAAAGCAGGAACACGAGGAAGAAGTTCAGATGCGCCGTGTATGATTGTGTTTTGTTCATTTGAGCAGATGGCTACACTGATAGCGGCAGCGAAGAAGCATGGATTTGGCCATTACATACCGTTGGTATTTGTAAAAAAATATAGCCCGCAGGTACTCAAAGCCAATATGCGAGTTGTAGGCGCTACGGAATATGCGCTTGTGTTTTACCGGGACAGGCTGCCGAAGTTTCGGAATGGTGCAAAGTTCGATGAAGACGGAAAAACAATTCGGGGAACAGGGAAGATGATCTTCAACTGGTTTACCTGGGAGAAAGACGGAAAAGATATTCCGAAAATCCATCCCGCACAGAAGCCGGTAGCGGTGCTGAAAAAACTGATTGAGATTTTCACAGATCCCGGTGATGTGGTAATTGATCCGTGCTGTGGAAGTGGCAGCACATTAAGAGCGGCGGCAGAACTTGAAAGGAATGCTTTTGGTTTTGAGATTGATCGCAACTTCTACCAGAGAGCCAAGAAAGAAATGCTGTCGTTTGAAAGGGATAATCAGATGGGATTTGAGGACTTTCCGGGGGTGATGCCATGAAATTATTCGATAAAGTAAAATGCAAAGGCTTCTATAAACCATTTAAAGACGGAAGATGGCTGTATCTCGACAGGGAAACATTAACTGCTGATGCAATGGACAATAATCTGGCAGATGTAAACAATGATGGCACTGTCGAAAAGAACGTTGAGTATATCGAAAAAACCTATTTCAAACACGTTGATAAGGATTTCACAGGTGTAATTGTTGGATATAAGGATATTGTCATCAAAGGCTATCTTGATGCGATTTATGAAGATGAATGTGATGTAGGTATCGGAGTCATTCCAGAAGCGTTTTATGTATCGAAAAGAGCAAAAGAAACGGTAAAATGTGCTGTTGTTTATTATGCGAACAATTTAAAACATTATGTTCCATTGGAAGATTTGGAGGTGCTGCCATGATGCAGACAGCAGAAGATAAAGTGAAAGAGTACCGCCAGTGCATCCGCAGAGAAATAGAACACTGGAAAGTTATCAATCAGAACGGGTGTAATGATCCGTTCTGGTCCGATGGATGCAACATGAATCTGGTGCGAAAACACATTATTTATTATCAGTCAAAGATCCGCGAGGCCTGCACAGAAAATCAGTTGCCATTACCGGAGGAATATTATTTATCCCTACCGCCGGAAGTGGACAATAATTATATGGCAAATCTTAAGCAGAAACCACGGGCGGAGAGATTGCGTCAGTTAGGGAGGATCACAACCGGACGTGTTTACCAGTACGACGAGAACCAGATGAGTTTATTTTAGAACCAGATAACAAAACCAAGCGATCATCATTCCACTTCCCGTAATAGTATATGCGGAGAGGCGGGGGATGATACGGAAAGAGAGGAAAAACAATGAATGAAATGAAAATCAGAATATCATTATACTTTGAAATTAAGGATTCAGAAATGTTTGGCGGAGAGAGTTCCGTTGGATATACAGAGCAGAATATAGGTTTTACAGTCACAGAAGAAAAGCCAAGGATTTTTGAAGAAAGTGCATACGACTATGTGAAAAGAGCCATTGCAAACATGGCGAAAAGTTTAGGCGTGAGTGAGGAATGCATCAGGACCATCAGCAAAGAGGAATATGAGGAAAATACGGAGGACTAATGCAGTGCGAAAGAAACTTATAACAGCCATCATAACTGTAGCACTCCTGATCGCCGGATGCAGTGATACAGCAAATGTCAGCGAGGGACAGGATAGACTGATGGAAAAGGTAGAAGATGAATGGGGATATACCATTTATGTAGACAAAGACACCAATGTTATGTACATAAAAGGATCCGGAGACGGAGGAACTTTTACAGTCATGCTTAACGCAGATGGTACACCGAAGATCTGGCAGGGAGAAGAATAAAATATTGGAGGATATTGGCTTATGAAGTTTTCAAAACTGACTAAGCCAGAGCTTGAAACAATTATTGAAAACGCCAATTTCACGGAGCAGGAAGAAGAAATATTTTATCTTCTTGCCCGTGGACTTATTTCAAAAGAAATAGCCATGAGACTATGCGTATCAACAAGAACAGTGGAAAGAAGAATTTTTGATATTAAACAGAAAGTAAAAAAGTTAGAAGGTGAGTTAAACGGGAAATCTTTCAAATAGTGAGTTGTTGAGTATTGCCATCGAAAATGGTATTATCAACATAGACACCATTCAGAAAAAAATTGAAATGAACGAAAGGAAAAAATTTATTGAAAAACACACTTACAGCATTTGGCAAGGAAAAGATGGAAAGTTTTACACATATTTGCCAGATGAAGATAATAAGAGAGGAAAGAGACTTGTAAAGAGAACATCTGAAAAAGCAATTGAAGATGAAATAGTAAAGTTCTATAAAGCTAAGGAGGATGAACCTACAGTTATTCAGGTATATTCTAATTGGATTTCTGAAAAACTTGAATATGGTGAAATAACAAGACAGACAAAGGACAAGTACGAGACAAATTTTAAAAGATTTTTTGAAAATAAGTATTTGCCGATTGCAAATAGAAAAATCCGGTACATTGATGAAGAAATATTGGAATCATTCATAAAAACAGCTATTTCAAAACTGGAACTTACGCAAAAAGCTTATTCTGATATGCGGATATTGATTAACGGAATTTTCAAATATGCAAAGAAAAAACATTATACCAGCCTGAGCATAACCAGTTTTATGGGTGATTTGGAAATTTCGGAAAAGTCATTTAAAAAGAACCATAAGTCAGACTGCGAATTGGTATTTTCTAAGGATGAGGAACTTTTAATTGAACGATTTGTAATGGAAGATGAGCCTACATTGATAGAACTTGGCATTATTTTGGCATTTAAAACAGGATTGAGAGTTGGGGAAATATCTACCCTCTCATGGTCTGATGTCGGAGAAAATAAGATACATATATCAAAGACAGAAATAAGATATAGAGATGATAATGGCAAATATGTATTTGATGTTCAAAATTTTCCTAAAAGTGATGCCGGGTTTAGAGATGTTATAATTACCGCAGATACCAAAGAACTTATGAGAAAAATAAAAATGATCAATCCATTTGGGCAATATATTTTTATGAAAAACGGTAAACGAATAAAAGGTCAGGCATTTACAAGGCGGCTATATGTGATATGTGATAGAATAGGAATTGGTGAACGTTCAATTCACAAGGCAAGAAAGACATATGCAACAAAGTTGATAGATGGAAATGTTCCAGAATCGGTAATAAAAACACAAATGGGGCATACAGATATCAGAACAACTCTCGATCATTACTATTTTAATAACAAGACAGAGAGTGAAATGCAGGAATATATTGCAAAAGCATTATCAATGTAAAAGGTAACACGAGGTAACACCTTTGGAGATAAAGAAATTCAGTATTTATGCGGGTTTGAGAGAATTGATACCGAGTTCGAATCTCCCTTCCGCTACTTTATTTTTGTTTAAGAAAACCTTGTGAAGCCTTGATTTTACTGAAAGAAAGGAGTTTTTGAATGGTGTCTTTTCTAAAGGTCAAAATCAAAGGTAACACTAAAGGTAACACGAACGGATGTATGGACGCTTAATGCGTTCTTTTTTTGTTGTATTTTTTGACGGCAAACTGTCGGAATCGTGACGGTTTTGCCGCCTTTTTTTATGCAAAAATATAATCAAAGGGAGGGATGGTGGTGTTTTCAGATGAAGTTCTTGAAAAAATTTTTGCCAGAAAAGAGTTACAGTCCTTGGACTTGTCAACGCAGTCGTCTATCATACACGCAATAGAAGATGTTTTAGAGGAGGTCAAACAGGATGAATATGAGCGGAGCATACCAGAATCCGATTTATAATCAGCAGATGCAGCAATACGGGCAGCAGTACGCATACAATCCGTATATGAATCAGCCACGCATTGATAATACACAAAATTATATGCAGGCACCGCAGCAAATTCAGCAGCAGATCCCGGTTCAAACTTTTGGCATAAATGGAAAAGTAGTTCCGGCGGTAGAAAACATCACTGCCAATGATGTGCCAATGGATGGCAGCGTTGCATTTTTCCCAAAACAGGATATGACAGAAATATACGCTAAAAGTTGGAACGCAGATGGCACAATTCGCACAATCGTTTTTAAGCCAGTTTCGCATGATACTGTTAGCAATTTATCGCATGATACTGAAAAATTGAAATTTGACCTATCAGACGAGTGCACAGGTGCATTTATGCAGAAGTTTGATGAACTTTTTGGGAAGATTGAACAGATAGAAAACCGATTAGATAAAATTCCAAGCAGTCAAAGAAAAACTTCACAGGTAAAAAAGGAGAGTGATCCAGAATGAATCCGGCACAATTATTGTTAAATCAAATGATGAATTCTCCGCAGGTTCAAAACAATCCTATGGCAAAAAATGCCATGCAAATGTATCAAAGCGGAGATACAGGTGGACTTAAGACAATGGCAGAGAATCTCTGTAAAGAAAGAGGAATTACGGTAGATGAAGCAAAACAGAAAGTTATGAGCATGTTTAATCATTAGTACATTTTGGGGTGCGCGCAAAATAACCGGTTATCCCATTTGTAAATAGATCAGATGGAGGTAAACAAAATGTTTAATGGAAATGCAATGCCTAGTCTTGCTGATATTGCAGCAGTGACAGGAAACGGAAGAAACAATGATGGTATGTGGGGCGGCGATGGCTGGTGGGCTATCATTATCTTCGCTATGATCTTTGGCTGGGGCGGCTTTGGCGGCAATGGCTGGGGAGGAAACGGAGGTATGGGTTCAACAGCAGCATACACTGACTCCGCAATTCAGCGTGGATTTGACACACAGGCTATCATCGGAAAGTTAGATGGTATCACAAATGGTCTCTGTGATGGATTTTACGCACAGAATACCGCCGTTATGAACGGTTTCCATGGTGTAGACAATGCAATCTGTAACCTTGGCTACCAGACACAGCAGGGATTTAATGCCACAAACGTAACACTTATGCAGGCGCAGAATGCTTTGCAGTCCCAGCTGGCTAATTGCTGCTGTGAAACCAGAGAAGCTATCCAGGGTGTGAACTACAATATGGCGCAGAACACCTGTGCACTGCAGAACACCATGAACAGCAACACAAGAGACATTATTGACAGCCAGCAGGCAGGAACAAGGGCAATCCTTGATTACCTGTGTCAGGAAAAGATTTCTTCCTTACAGGCAGAAAATAATGACTTAAGAATAGCTGCTTCACAGGATCGCCAGTCTGCATTGCTTACAACAGCAATGTCAGCGCAGACCCAGCAGATCATCAATGCTGTAAATCCGGCTGCAATCCCGGCATATGTTGTGCCAAATCCTAACGCTTATGCGTATGGTTGTGGATGTAACACAGGATGTAGCTGCTAAAAGTAGCTGCTAAAAGTAGCTGCTACACAAAATTGAATAATTGAGTATCTTAATTGAGTTTAACTTGATTATGTCTGCTGTGCAGTATTGCTTATAAACACAAAGGGCAGACTATAATGTTTGCCCTTATTTTTTGAAAGAGAGGTAAATAATTATGGCAGAATTTACAGGGATTGCAATTCAAACTGTCGCGCAGGGAGAAGATGTTGCATTTACAGAAACTCCGGTATGCGCAACAAAATGCATTCTTCATAGACAGGGAAGCGGCATTGTTAAATTAAGAGGACTTACAAATCAGTGCCGGGCAAGATTTTTGGTATCTTATTCCGGAAACATTCAAATTCCTACCGGTGGCACAGTTGAAGCTATTTCACTGGCTATTGCAATTGACGGAGAACCGTTGCAGTCAACTCGAATGATTGTTACACCGGCGGCAGTTGAAAACTTCTTTAACGTTTCGGCGCAGGCATATGTGGACGTTCCTCGCGGTTGCTGTGTTACGGTAGCGGTACAGAATACGTCTGCGCAGGCAATCGAAGTTCAGAACAGCAATTTAATTGCAGTCCGGGAAGCGTAAGGAGGGCGGTTTTATGGATATTATGAGAATGCACGACATGATTGAAAAACTGTCTGAATGTGCTAAATGCGAAATTGACAAAGGAATTGAAAATATAGACCCATGCGAAATGGGACAGGTTACAGATATGATGAAAGACCTTGCAGAAGCAATGTATTATCGTACATTGATGAAAGCAATGGAAGAATCCAGTGCAGATGAAACAATGGAAATGTTTGATCGATTCGGTGACGGCAGACGGTATTATGACCGTTACCGGTATGCAGACGGCAGATTTGCTCCAAAGGGAAGAGGAACACGGAGAGGATATGACGAGCCGCCTTACTGGCACATGACACCTGAAATGTATCACGATATGGAGCATGACCGCGACATTGATCGACCACATGGGCGAATGTATTACACAGAGCCTACAATTGCGGCAGATGGCGGTATGCGTGACCGCAGAGAAGGTAAAAGCGGAATGAGCCGTAAATCCTACATGGAAAGCAAAGAGCTTCACAAGGGCAATACGCCAGAAGACAAGGATGCAAAGATGCATGACCTTGAAAGATACATGAAAGAGCTTTCGGAGGATATGGCGGAGCTTATCTCTGACATGACACCGGAAGAGCGCACGATGACAAAGAGCAAGCTGTCAACGCTTGTTTCCAAAATGTAATGGCAGGGGCAGAAATGCCCCTGTTTGTTTGGAGGGAAAATGTTTTTTATAAATAGTATTGAATGGAAAATAGAATTTGTTCACGGCGCAAGTCATAAATTAATGCGCTCTGATGGCTCTATTAGCCTTGCTGTGACTGATTGGAATGATAGGATAATATATGTTTCGGATAAACCAGAAAATGGCTATTTGCGCAAAATACTGGCTCATGAACTTTGTCATTGTTTTTGCTTTTCCTATAACATTCATATGCCAATCGAGCAGGAAGAGTATCTTGCGGACTGGATCAGCCTGTACGGTACTGATTTGATCTATCTTTTGGATGATCTGATGTCAAACATTGATTGGAGGGCAGCATAGTGGACAAAATAGATGAATTGCTGCGGTATATTCACAGAACAAACCCGGAAATGACAAGGGAAAAGCTGATAAATGAACTAAGCAGAAGTGATTACGCCGCACGTTCTTTGCTTTTCACAAAAGAAGTTGTTTGTCAAGAAGAAAAATGGTAAAATGTTTTTGGGGTGATAGTATTGTACAATGGATGTCATACATCTTTTGATGTTATGAAAGAATATATGATCTATGGAGCGGAGCTTGATGAAAAATATCAGATCCCGATTGTCCCGGCATGCAGCTTGGATTATTTGCCGGAGGATTCCATAGATTTTGGAGAGAGCTTTTCACAAAAGATAAAAGGGCATAGAAAATTAAATGTGAATTTTTATATTGACGATTCAAAGTTTCAAAGACTGTGGAATAACCCGGATAAATACCTGGAGCACTTGAAGTGTTTCCACTCGGTCTGTATGCCGGATTTCAGTATTGCTACTGGCGATTGCGGTATGCCGTTTGCATTGAACCTGTATAACGTGTATCGGAACCATGCACTTGCACATTACATGTTTCTGAACGGGATCCGTGTTATACCGTCCGTAGGTATCCCGGACAAAGACAATTATGATCTTTGTTTTGCCGGGTACAGTAAGGGTGGTGTGATCGCTGTATGCACAAATGGAAGAGTTCGGGCAAAGGCAGCTCGGATTGAGTTTTGCGAGGGATTCAAAGTAATGACAGACAGGCTGCAACCGCATACAGTGTTGATCGTCGGGAAGATACCGGATGAATTGAACACAGATGTAAAGATTGTAAATTACAAATCGCGAAATCAGAAAGTGAATGAGGAATTTTATGGGAACAAGAACAACGAAATCGCAGAAAAAGCAGAAACAGACCGAGAGCCAGAGAAAGAGAAGAGAACGAATTAGTCAAATTTCACAAGTTGCGAAATGACGCATAATAATTTACTGTGCATATTGTCTTTTCACAGTTGGAATCTCGTTTTTCAACTTTTGAATTTTTTCCTTCTTGGAAAATGACTCGATTTTGAGATCAAAAATCAGAATTTTCATGCCCCGGCGTTTTCCCGGTGATGTCCCGGTGGTTTCCATGGTGCATCCTGGAAGATCACGCCGTGAACGATCATCTACGGCATTGTGCGGCACAAGCGTAGCAAAACATACAACTTTACACATGATTAATACAACGTTGTAAAATCGTTTTAAAGCCGTTTTATATCATGAATGTATAAATGACTATATCCATTCATAAAAAGCCTTAAATGACCTTATATGCGTTCGTTTAAGCGTAATTATATGATCGGATCGCATAAATTGTCAAGGCGCATTTGTATAAAAGCACTGGAATGGGTCATGAGACTGGATAAAGCCGGGATGATCCCGGCTTAAAACGCTATATTCTCTGCATAATCACTAATCGCGATTGCAAGCTCTTTTTCATCTTCAAAAACAATACAAACCCGGATTCCCTGATTTGTCACGTTTCGGATTTCTATTTTGTTGATAAAAAATGCAGCTCTGTTTTCATAAATGTTTAAAAACGGCAGGTTCTCGTTTTTAATTCTATCACGCGCTTCATCACATGATTTTTCTAATTCCTTGATCTGGTTTTTCAAATTTTCTAATTGTGTCATTTATAAATCCTCCTTAAAATAAAATCCCTTTTGGGTAAGAACCGCCGCCGGTAGTGATCCGGCGTGCATTCTCTGCGGCGGCTAATTATAGATACAGTTCCATAAGTCCCACATTTTTATTTCTAACTAAGACAACACCCGGACGCGCCACGGAAACATATTGATTAACTATATTTTCTATTTTTTCAGGGTCATAATATGGCGCCAATTTTTCGCGTGTGTATTCTTTTGATTCTTCAAGTGTCATCATCTTCATAAAATCAACCATCCTTTCATTGTGTGCCCTGTCTCATCGGTGCAGGTGGGGCGGTTCCTGCAGACCGCCACGCGGGCGGTTTCGACTTAATATTTTATATAAATCCTGTTTTCATCTTCATAAACGATAGAGCCGCCGAGATAGACGACTGTTTTCTCTATCATCCCCGGAAAATCGCCCGGTGCTGTGATTTCAACACCGTTTTCCGTGGTTTTAATTGTTACCGCCATTCCTAAAAATTCTCCATCTGGTGTAAATACTTTTTTCATGTTCATGCCTCCCGTTATTTAAAGATTTTTTTTAATATGTTTCTTGCTTCTTCATAATCATTTACTTTCTTTTCAATGTATCCAGCAGCGGCGGCGCCGTTTCGATCGGCAACCATTTGAAAAACCTTTTCCTGATCTGCTGGATGAAGTTTTGCGATCTCTTCAATTCCTTTTGTAAAATCCTTTATTTTTTTATCAGTCACCTTACTTACCTCCGTTTTTTGTTTTCCTGTTGAGATTATAATAGCACTAATTTCAGTGCATGTCAACACTAATTTCAGTGTTATTTTGAAAAATTTTATATTGATTTTTAAAACACGTTTATATATAATGAGGGCATAATATAAACAGGAGGTTTTAAAAAATGTTCTCTTATAAAATTGATGTTTTAAAAGAACTTTCAGCGCACGGATATAATGGCGCGCGGCTTAGAAAAGAAAAGATCTTAAGCCAAGCAACTATGCAGAATTTACGGAATGGAAAAGGAATCACGACGGACACACTTAATACAATTTGTATAATTTTACGATGTCAACCGTCAGACGTGCTGGAAATTATCCCAACTGATGAAGAAAAAATAAAATTCTTCTAGCACTAAAATTAGTGTTGACAAAATTATATTAATGGTGTATTATAATATCAGATCAAAGGAAAACACCAAAACGGAGGAAATGAAAATGAAATTTGACGCTGATATTTTAAAAAACAGATACCAAACATGCAGATCATACCTTGAAAAAAGATGTGAGGCATTGCCGGGACAGATTGAAAGAAAGTTTAAAAACGTCTCATGTTATCATGAAGCATCCAGATGTTACGGTATGAGCAATTATATTAATTTCGAAATTCAGGACGAGAACGGCGATTATGTTGACAGCTTCGATCTGAG